ATTAAAAAATGCGGAAAATAAAAAAAGAAACAAAGAAACTATAATATAATCAATTGCTTAGCCCTATACGCTTTTTACAAATTATTCATTCGTAGAATAAATCCATATTACGGGATGGGCGCATATCGCCGAAATTAGCGACGAGTGGATTTATAGCGCCTCCCTTCCCGTTTTTTTGGGTAGCATCATATAATTTTTTAGCAATTTGAGCACCTTTCATGATATCATCTTTATGTTTAAGTCCAAATTGAACTCCTTGTTTGGCAACATTAAATGCTTTCTTTAAAAAGCGACTAAGAGAACCACCACTTAAAAAGGCATTATTAAAACCACTTTGTAAATATTCATCATATGATACTGGATCAATTTCACGTGCGCCATCTAATACATCTTGAGGTAATGCCAAAAGATAATTACGATATTGACTTCCGCTTCTTTCAAGAACACCAGCATTAATACCAACAACAAATAATACTACATTAGCAAAGGCAGTATCGGTGTTATTATAAAAATTAGCGTTTTGCACCTGAAAAATATAACGTCCGCTTGTTGAAGTTGAAGCACTAGGTCTAATTGATAAATCAAGCACTGGATCAATTACGAGCACAGAACCGCAACCATAAATTTTTGCGGAATTTGTAGCATCGCTGACTGCTTGATTTAATACATCTTGTCTAAAACATGCTCTATCCATACAAAGACCATTTCTTTTTGAGATTTCCCACAATTGGTCAGTAGTGGCACTTTGGAGATTTGGTAAGCCATTGTCCCATTGAACAGTTATATTTTGTATCTGTAAATACTTATCAGGTGTTGCGGATGTTCTCGAACCATTAGAAAGACGGGCATATACTAAGATTTTATCAGGAATATTTGTAAAATTACAAACTTGAGATGATACGGCGCCACCATTTAATAATGATTTAGGAGCACAAGCACCAATAGTATTTGTAAATTGAGAATATGCGTTATAATGATATACTGAATTTTGAGGCAACATATCAATTAAACTTTCATATGGGGTAAGATAAATAGTATTAAGTGTAGCAGTTGGAGTAAAAGCAACAACACCACTGTTTAATGTAATATTTGGAGGTGCCCAATAATTAAACATATTATTAAAGAGGTCATAGACCCAATTTATTGTTATTAATTCCCCGTTAATAGCATATAAGCCTCGCATTTCAGCATCTGCGCAATTATTAAAAGGTGTAATAAGTGGTGAAACTAAACGCCAATTAACAACAACATTTTGTGTTGTATTTGCTGGAATAGTATTTGAAGCATAACCACCAACAACTGACCAATTAAGTGTTCTACCTTTCCATACTCCTTCACCTTGTTGTGAGCCAGAATATACACCAAGTGGTGTAATAAGTGTTCCTGTCGCATTTTCAAAACTATCTATTAAATCAGGTTGTGTATTATCATAATAATTTAATCTTTCACTGTGTGAATTTAAACGAGAAATACTATCTATAATATCATTTGTAGAAAGGGTATACGAACTCTCGTTGATTTGATGTTGGACGCTTTGTATCCCAGCATTAGCACCCCAACGTTTGAAACCGAAATTATCGCTTGTAATTGCTTGATGTGGATTTGCTAAATCTGTATTTTTTACATTTAATGTTAAAGTTCCAGTTAAAATGAGGTCAAGGCGACTATCTCGGCACGTATTTGTCCCTATGTTATTTAAATTAAAAGTTGTAGATTGTGTAGAATGAGACGAACTCTGGAGTGGAACATATGAAGTTGTTTGCGCACCCTCTTTTACTACGTAAGAAACCATATTTTCACTTTTAGCGCCTAAACGATGATCTAAAAGTCTTACTACTCTGTGATTTACCATTTTTATATAATATTATATTACATAAAAAATTAAATTTTATATATTATTTAATGTAAGCAAGTTTTTATTTTTTATTAAATGTTTTTTTATAAACATAAATTTTAAATCTATTGATTGTCCCTTATCAATATATAACGGATATACATTGTTTAAACTATCAGTAAAATATACACGTATGCTTAAACTTTGCAATGGTTGTGATTGTTTAAATTGGAATAATCTATATAGTGATGGGGCATTATAAATAAAAATACTATTACTTACACCAGCTTGTGGAATACTTAAATCTGGCAAAAAGTCAGTAAGGATATTAGTATATGATGTATTTTGTAATGATGTAATTTCATTTATAAACCCACCTTCGGCTATTATATTCATGTCTGTAGCTATAATAACAGATTTAAGAAAAGACATATAAGCCAATGATATATATTGTTGTGATACTACATTATAAGTAATAGCACCTATAGTTTGTTGATTTAATCCTTGACCACTATATATTTGTATTACATTATCTAGACCTTGAGTATCTCCATAATCATATGTATGATATGGTATTGCTTGAAGAAAATTTGCCATCGCAAAATTAAACCATAAATACACAGGATCTGCAAGGGTTCCATCAAATGTTGAAGAATCGGCATATAATGATATTAATTGTGTTTGGCTATCATAATGTAAAAATGGAGGTTTAAATACTTGTCCTGAGTTTGTATTTAATGAATTTGTCGCACTGATTAGTGCTTTATTTAACATACCAATTAAATGTGTATAATCATATAAAAAGTAATAATCAGTAAATGTTTGTGTTGGTGTTCCTACTTGTGGTAATTGAACAAGAGGGGGGAATACTTCGGGTTCAAATTGAACAAAAGTTTGAGCAGATACAAAATTTTTCCATTTTAATGTAAAAGAATATATGCCTTTGTTAATATCTAGAACTGGTGTTTGAACTAAAAATTGAATTATTGGAACATTAAGGCATGGAACACTGAATCGAATTATTGAACAGAACCATTCATCGGGATTTTCTAAAATTACTTGATTTTGATTTGTTAATAAGTAAGCCGGAATTGGATATTGATTTCCTTGTGTTTTAAATATTTTTCCTGCATTTCCATCATCAATACCAGTTAATGTTAAATTAAAATATGTTATATCTGGCAAATCTTGTCTTTTTTGACCGCTAGTTTGAAAATAAGATGTCATTTTTATATAATATTATATTACATAAAAAATATTAATTATAATTAAGTAATTTAAAACAATAATCACTTACGATTTCATCTGGGCTTTTCTTTTTATCTTTAAAATATTTATCAATATATTCTTTTTCATCCATTTTACTATTATGTAATCTATGAGACACAAAACAACCACAAGTCGCGGTGTCTTTACGTTGTAATGGTATATTATTATACAAAACTAAATAATCATTTAATAATTCATCAAGTCTTCCTTTTTCTTGTCCATATTCTTGCGCTTTCATAGGTGATAACATATTGACCCAATGATCTAAACTTTTACCGTAGCTATCAAAAAAATTTAATGTATATTTACTTTTATATAGACATACCCAGTGTCCGCTATCATTTGAGTGTAAAAGATACAAAATTATTATTTTATCTGTATCTTTGAATAAATCATTTATATCATATACATCATTTAATTGTTTATACGATATTATTTTGGCGTCAGGATTCAATTTCATCATTTCTAAACCGCTCAACGGATAATTCAATTTATCATTCATTCTAGTAGTATATATTTATCTGCTAAAATAAATTGTGGGATGGTTTTATTATAAACAACATAGTTTGATTTTAAACTATTTATTTTATTTATTATTTTCTTTGATAATTTACATTTTTCTTTGAGTAAATAGTCATATGCTCCTTTTGCTGATTGTCTAGGAAAAATTACTATTTTTTTACTCTCAAAAAGCATCGCCTTAGTCGCTTTATAGTCGCAGGGGTCATGATGAACCATTAAACAAAAAATACCAAACGAACGACCATTTCTCATTACTTCATTTCTTAATCTTTCTATTTCTTTATTTATTTTATGGTTGCCGAAATCTTCTATATCATCAAAGATACACAATGAAGGTTTGCTTTTTGCTGATAATTCATTTAATTTAATTTGATTTTCAAGTATATCTTCTGTTATTTTTACTCTTTCTATTGGTAAATCATCTAGTGCTTTATCTTTTATTTTAGATGAAAATAAATAAACCTTTGCTTTCGGGTATTTATGCAGAAAACATATTACATAACTTCTTATCCATGATGATTTACCACATCCAGTCTGTCCCGTAATATATATTGTATCCACTTGTTCATTTTCTTTAAAATCTGTTATATTAATAAAAAATATTTCATCTTCATTATTAAGTCTTATACCTCTTAATATTTTACTTTCATCTTGTATATCATTTAGATCATCATAATAAATATGATTATTAAATTTCTTATTTTTATATATATTTCCAATAATTTTTGATTTTTCGCTCGGTTCAAATGCTAAAGACATATTAAATATATAATTATAGTAGAAAAAAAATAGAAAATATAAGTGTTTTTAAAAAATTTTTATAGTAATTTAAAGGAAAGCTAAAGCAAGAGGTGCTAAATCGGCAACATTAAAACCCCCACGTTTATGTCTTACTGGATGTTTTGCCATACGATGTCTAGGCATAGGATGTCTGCCTAATGGATACCCACCCATAGCCATTCCACCAAAACCGAATATATCATCAACTACAGAGCCTACATCTTGACCAACCCCAAAACCGAATATATCATCAACTACAGAGCCTACATCTTGACCAACCCCAAAACCGAATATATCATCAACTACAGCACCCACATTTTGCCCAATACCACGACCGCTCAATTTACTTGCTAAATGTTTAGATAATGCTACTTTTTCGGCTTTTGTCATTGCTTTTGTATTAAAACCCATTTGTTTTAAATGTTCCATTGTTATTTTCATTTTTTTATTTTTTGAATTAGCAACTGGAAAAAGTCGTTCTCTAAGATACATTGCATTATCAATTGCTTTTTGTTTTGATGCTGGAGAACGTGTCTTTTTACCCTTTTTAGGTGCTTTTACTATTGCTTTTAAAAGTGCCTCAACTTTTGTTTTTTTTGATTTTGTTTCTTTTTTACCTTTTTTTGCTGTTTTCTTACCTTTCTTTGCTTTTGATTTATAAGATTTACTAGCCATTTGTAATACTTGTTTATAAGTTTTTGTTGGATTATCTGCTTTTACTTTTGCTACATGCTCCATCCAACTATCACCTTCAGCAACACCGCCTAGCATTTCACCGCCGAGCATTTCGCCCCCGTAAAAATCTATCATTGACATTTTTATATAATATTATATTACATAAAAAAAATAAATTTATATATATATTAATTTAGTTTGCTATATATTTATATCCAAAATATTGTGGTATATTATTTACACCAATAGATTTAAAATAAAGTATTGTTTCATTATTAATAATTTTATCAAGCACATCTTCTAATTTATCTAATAATAATATACTTTCTGGTCTTTTTTTAGATAATAATAAATATGATTGATCGATTAAATTATATATATTGTCTAATGGTAATTCTATATCTAAAACATTATCTAATGAAAATTTTATTTTTGCGAATTGTTGTTTTAATACAATAGGTGATGGGTATTTATTCACACTAAGTAATAATAATAATGTTGATATGTCCGCTTTTATACTTGCAAGTCTTGATAAATTACTATCAATTAATGGTTGTAATATTTTTAATGTTTTTATATCTTCTCTAATTTTAGCATTAGAATACATACGCTTAACAGTTTTAAATATTTTACCCTTTTTATATTGTTTCATAGTATCTTTTGCTAGACTATCTAAAAATTGTTGTTCATTTATATTTATATGTGTATGTGTAATAAATCCATCATTTGTTTTTATTTGATATAAACATGATACTTCAACATATCGCCCCATATATGGAACTAACATATCCATTTTCATTAATGCTCCTTTATCCATTATTGCGTCATTTAATGTAATTAATTTATTTGAATATTGACCGTTTATATCTGGTATTCCTTTATCCCTAAAACCTTGTATTACTTCGTGTATTTTCCAATGTATAGACTCACCATTTTCATATCTACCACATTTCATATCAGCGTATGTTCTACCTAATTTATTATTTTGTAATTTTACAGCGTTCATTTTTAATTGATTTTCTATTATTTTTGATGCCTCTTCATCATCTAATTTAATATTAACTATATTTGTACTATCAATATCTGCAGGGTAATTTTGAAGTCTATAATTAAATGATCCATATATATTATATGTATTTTTTGTTATGAATTCATTATTTTTAAAACATAAATACTCTACAAGTTCATTTGCTTGTGGCGGAATACTAGCTTTATTTCTAGATAAACCCAATTTACTATCTGGTATTTGGTGTATTAAACCTCCTAACATCATTTTTATATAATATTATATTATATTATTTTTATAACTATATAATATATAATGTCTCAAATATTATATTTTGGAAATGGTATTAATGATGTATTTGATATGCCAAATAGCGCATATAAAAGTATGCGATTATCCCAACTTAAACTATCTAAACCAACAACAAAAAAGAATAAAGGAGCCTTAAAAAAATGGAAAGACGAGTCATGGTTGAACCTCAACGCCTATATGCGAGGTATAATATCACCGTGTGGAAAAAAGGTTAAAGAACAAGGAAATGAACCCACAGTATGCCGTCCGCGATATGATAAAAGTGATAAAAAACATAAAACACCGCGACCATTAGCAGAGCAACTAAGTAAAAAAGATATCATAGACGCTATAAAACAAAAAGAAATGGGAAAACGTATAAATTGGAAAAAATATATAAATTAACTATAAAAAATATTTTATACTATAATAATATATAAAATGTCATTTTTTTTTAATAGTCAATCATTACAAATAAACACAAAAAGTGAAGAAATCAAAAAAAAAGAAAAAGATTTAGAAGATAATATTATATTTATGGTAAAATGTAGTTCTAAATTAGATAATGAACGATATAATATAAATAATATAAAATATATAAATATGAAATATGAATTGATAGAAGATTTATTTTTATCAAGTATTAATTTAATACATCCATCATTTTACAATAATTTTATGGATATGTATATAAAATTTAAAAATTTTATTTGAATTAATATATTATATAATGGATTGCAAATGTCAAAGTTGGAAACACAAACAATTAACTATAAAATGTCATAAATGTGATGGTAATTTATCATATATAAGAACTGAAATAATTAATGAAGAAGATGAAAAAAAAATAAAAATACAAAAATTAAAAAATGATTTAATAAGCAAACAAGCCGATGTATTTTTATTAAAGCAAGAAATAAGAGAATTAGAACAATTATAATTTACTTACTTTTAATTCATTTATTTTATCAACTAATAATTTTTCTTTTTCTTCTTGTTCTTGTTTTATTTTATAATAACACATAGTATTTATCATATCAATTGCTTTTTCTAAATCTTCTTTGTCATCATCATCATAACCCACATATTCTTTTTCTAATTCTTCGCGCATCCTTAGTAATACATCAATATCAACATCTTTAAAATTAAATTCTGTTTCTTCCATTTTTATATATTATTATAGTAGAATTTTTTTTTATATAATTATATTATATGATACATGCTTATTTGAGTATAAGCCCTAATTCTAAAAAAAAGTATAGGGTTATTGTTAGCGATGGTATAAAAAAAAGAACTTTAGATTTTGGGCAAGCAGGAGCAAATGATTATACAATTACAGGAGATAATGAAGCAAAAAAAAGATATATAAAACGTCATTCTAATATGGGCGAAAACTGGAGTGATCCATTCACACGCGGTTTTTGGAGCCGATGGCTGACTTGGCAGGATAAAAATATATATAACGCAATTAATAATATAGAAAAAAAATTTAATATAAAAATATTTTATTAATTTTTTTTATGTAATATAATATTATATAAAAATGTCAATTAATACTCTTTCGGCAAATCCTGTTGTCAATCAAGAAGCATCCGCGCTTAAATATTCAGCATCTGTTATTTTAATTGGTGGATCTAATAATCAACTTTCAATATTAGATGGTAATACTAGCGCAACACCTCAAGTTGTAAATGGTATCAAAAAAAATAAAGGATTTACAGTTGTTGTTGGTTTAGTTCTTCCATCTGGTTGTACTGCCGGTGCTACTGCTTCTACTTGTCAATTAACCGTAAATGGTCAAGCATACGCCACACAAACTGGCTCAGCAGTTGTTGGCGCTTTTCAAAATAATGTATGGACATTTAGCGGTGTAAGTCTTATTGATAATCCATCATTAAATATTGTTATTGGATGCACGGGTGCTTATTTTGATTGTGGTGTTGCTAACTGTTTCGCTACTGCTCAAATTTTTCAATAAATAATTTATGTTATGTTATTATTATATATGGATATAATAACATTAATAATTGCTATATCAGCATTAGTTAGTTCAATTTTTAGTCATATAAGACATTCAAAATGTTCAAATTGTATTGAAATAGACACATATACCCCAAAAGATAATGAAAAAAAATTTTTATTAAATAATACTTAAATTATTTTTTTATAAAAAATACTATAAAAAAATAAATTTTTATCTAATATATATATATAGAAATGGTAAAGAAACTTACAGCAATTCAAAAAAGGGAACAAGCAAAAAAAGACGCACTTACACTTTTTAATAAAAGAATACGTGATGACAAATCATTCAAAAAACAAACAAAAATTGACAGAACAGAACTTGCCAAATATAAAAAAGAAAAAGAACCAACGCGTTATTTTTACGATGTTGAAGCAAAACAAATATTAAAAATGAATATAAGAAATGAAAATATTAAAACATATACACAAGTTTTTAGAAATTGGGGTATTGCTAGATTACCTGTAAAAAAAATTATTGAGGCTGAACCATCATTTGTAAAAAACGCACAATTAGCAATCATGAAAAATACTGATTTATTATATAATAATAACGCAAAAGTAAAACTTATTTTAAAATTAACTTTTGTATTTTTCATAAGTGATGCGGAAGTAGTAAGAAAAAAAACTATATTTTGGGATGGTGAAGCAAGCATTTATATTGCTAAGGGTATATTTGGCGATGAACGAAGATTAAATTATAATGGACAACAAAATATAAATGATTTAATAAGTTTTATAACTAGATACTCACAATTTTATTTAAGCCCATTTTCCTTAAATAAGGATTACGAAAGAGGAGTTATAAGTAGAGCAATAGAAACTGTTGAAATAGTAAATGATTTACAAAGAGGTGAAACATTCGATATTAACCCTCAAAATATGAGAATGAGAGAAGAAAAACCATTAAATATATCTTACTTATACAAAGATATTATTGAATTAAAAGAAACTAAAGAAAATTGTGTAATTACTTATTTAAAACAAGCATATGAAAAAATAAAAAAAGGCATTAAGAAACTTGGTAATAAAGACGGCGTAAATTGTGATGATTTAAATAAATTTTGCAATGGTTATAACATTAAAATGTTAATTTATGATATTCAAGGTAATATTATTAGTTCAAATTATCCAGAAAAAGTAAATAAATCATATAAATCATTAGTTGGTATATCATATAATAATCATTTTTACCCACTTAAAAATCAAATATTAAATAAAGTATCTATACCAAAACAAATTAAACAAAAAAATGATTTAAATAAAAGTTTTGATAAATTACTAAAAGATAGTAAAATACCATCAAATATAAAAATAATGATAAAAGATAAAAAAGAATGGATTGATGAAACTACATTTATTAAAAAACAAGAAATTGAATTTATTACATTTAGTGATGATAAAATACAATATGTAAATAATCCAGATTATGATATATGCTTAGAAATATTAAATATATTTGGATTAAAAGACAAGATAACTCCATTTACTAATTTAAAAAATATATTTAATATTTTAGAAAAACCATATAAAACTGAAAATGTAGAAAGTTTCTTTAATATTCCATATAGTAAAGGTGGTTTTAATTATTATAATCATGATGTTGATATTAAAAAAAATATTGATAAAATTATTACTTTAGATCACGGCAAGTTTTACTCTAAAATGTTATGTGATTTAGAATATATTATTTCTGTTGATATTAGACAATCACAACCAATTAAATATGATATGACAATAAATGATAGTGTTATTGAACATTATTTATATATTGCAAAACCTATTAAATCGTGTTTATTAATGGAAAATACAAATATATATACTGGTTCTCATTTAGTTGAATGTTATGAAAGAGGAGTTGAATTTGAGATATTAGAAGAAATACAAACTAACCGTCATTTTAATTATTATACAAAATTAATTAATGATATATATGATAAACTTAATGATAAAAAATATACTAAATTCATGATTGATGATAAAGAACAAGATTTAAGAAAATATATTATTAATATTATTATTGGTAAATTTGAGCAAGACATACAAATAAATGATGAATTGATTGTTGAAAAAATATGTAATTTTGAAGAAAGAATGAAAGAACAAGGTTATTATATTAAATATGATAAATACTTCTTAAAAACACAACAAAATAAGATATGGTCTAAATTATATAATAAAAAACCTATAGCCATACAAATTAAAGATAAAGCACGCATTGTATTATTTGATAAAATACAAGAATTAAAAATAAAAGAAAATGAATTAGTTAATATAGAAACTGACAGTATTTCTTTTGTGTATAAAAAACAAAATTTAAACTTTTTAAATCATAATAACTGGTATGGATGGAAAAAAATATCAAAAGATGAAAAATATTTCAAATCAAGATCTAAATGCGATTTTGAAGTAATAGATACTGAAACAACATTTTTTAATCAACAAAAAGAAAATAATAATAATGTTCTTTATGATTGCTACGCTGGAAGTGGAAAAACATATACAATTATTAATGATATTATACCTAAAATAAATGATGATGAATATATTATTATTACGCCATCACATAATAGTGCGAAAGAATATTATAAACTTAAATTAAATTGCAAAGTAGTTCAAACATATAAATTTATAAATACTTTACCAGAAGAAAAACATATAATTATTGATGAAGTAGGACTATGCGATAGAGACGCTCAAGATTTTATTTATAAATGTTATTTAGATAATAAAACTATATATTCACTTGGTGATTTCAAACAATTATTACCAATAGGTGAAAATAAACACTTTGACGCTATAAATTATTTAAATCAAATTTATGGTAAGATTATATCTGTAAATACAAATTTTAGAAATAATTTTACATTAGAATATTACAATAAATTAATGAATGGTAAATTTAGTATGTTTAGCCTGAATACAAATTTATTTTATCAAGAAATTAAAAAGTATAGATGTAATGATTATAAAAAAGCAGATATAATAATATGTATTACAAATGAAAGCAAAGAAAAATATAATAATTTAATGGCTGAACATAAAAAAATAACTAAATTTGATAAAGGAGCAAAAATTGTATGTAATACAAACTTTTTAAGAAAAAAAGATATATATAATTCATTTGATTTTATTATTAAAGCAATACATATAAATGAAGATTCAGCACAAGAAGAAGAAGCAATAATATATGATTATGAATTAGATGATGGAACAATAATTACAGAAAAAGAACTTGATGATAATTTTGAACTTGGGTATGCTATCACATTATACAAAGCACAAGGACAACAATATAATAGTTTTTATTTTCCAGATGAAGACTTGCAATACATTAATGGTCGTTCAGCATATACTCTAATAAGTAGATTAAAACAAGAATTAACACAAGAAACAAAAGATCGCAATAATAAAATATTAGAAGCACATAAACCAAAAGAAGTTAAAAAAGAAGTTAAAAAATTAAATAGAGGAAAACCAAAAAGAGTAAATATAAAATATAAACATGAACAAAGTATATTTGATAAAACAATTGAAGATTTTTTTAATTAATTTATATAATATCTCAATATATATTATATAAATATGGCAAAATTAGAAGACTTAACAGTTCCAGTATTGCGTAAGTTGATTAGAGCATATAATCTTCATACAGTTATTCGTGGTTATTCAACAATGAATAAAACAGATTTAATCAATAATATTAAAAAACATTTTGGTATTATTGATGATACTTTACAACCAAGATTACATTCTGCATTTAAAGTCAATGAACAATTAAATTTAAAATCAAAACCAAAAGAAAAGAAACAACAAATAAAAGTAATTGAAAAACCAACAAAAAAAGAACAAGAACAATTACAAAAATATGAAAATAAAGTAAAAGAAGATAAGTCAAAAGAAAAAGCAAAAGAAGCAAAACAAAAGGAAAAAGCAGATGAACTATATAAACAAGTTGATAAATTAATACAACAAAATGAAAATATTTTAAGAAAAGAAAAGAAGCATGATTTAATTTTAGAAGCAATGAAAAGTTTAAAAACAGAAAAACAATTTATAACCAATCCAGAAAGAGCAATTGAAAATTTACAATTAATAGAAAAAGCAATAGAAGAACTTAAAAAACAAAATGAGAAAAAAGAAGCAGAGGAAATAAAACCAACTAAACAGAAACAAATTAAATATAAAAAAGAACCAGTAAAACAACAAGTAAAAGAAATTGAACCATCAACATTTGAAGAAGAAAAACAAAAAGCAATTGAAACACTAGATACAATAAAATTAATAGCAAGAGGTAATAATGATGATGGCGGGGTAAATTTAGTAAATAGTATGATTAAAGATTTAAATAAATCATTAGAAAAAATGGATTTAAACACAAATTTATATAGATTAAATCAACATTTAAAATATGCTAGAAATACATATCCTATGAATATTTTACATGCTTTTGAAAGTTCAGTAAAAGCATATAATCAAGTAATAAAACCATTACAAAAAAGATCTACTGAATATCTACTAAATCGTAAAATACCAGAAAATACAGAAGATGAAGAAGAAGAAGAAAAACCAAAAAAACAAATAAGAAAAGTAGTTAAAAAATCAGCAGATGGAACACGATATGTTCCAGAAAAAAAAAACAATGAAAAAGTAAAAAGCGAAGAAGCGCCTAATTGGAGTTTAACGGATTTAGATATGTTAAATCCACAAATTCAAACAAAGGGACAAACAGATGAAGAAAGAAAAGATGAACTAAACAGATTTATTGATTGGAAAATCAAAAATTATCATCCAAATTTAACTGAAGAAAATGAAATAACATTGGCGCAATCTATAATAGGACAAATAAAATCAATATTTAGAAGTAATAACGATGATGAAGGGGATGAAATAGCAAATAATATTATTAATGCTCTTAATAAACCATTAGAAAATATAGATTTACGACGGATAATAAGAGAATTAACAAATCATGATAAATATGTAAAAACAAATTATGCTATGAATGCTAGCCATGCATTTGAACAAAAACTAAATCAATTTGAAAAAGTAATAGAGCAATTACAAAATAGAAAAATTGTTGATAAAGCAATGAAAATGAAAAAAGAATTTGAAAAACCACAAATTGTAATTGTAGAAGATGATAATAAACGATTAAAACGTGAAGAAGCGCCAAAGTCAATATTATATGAACTAGAAGATGAAATAGGAGGTAATGAAAAATTAAGTAAAAGTGCAAAGGATATAGGATTTATAAAATGTCCGCCAAGAAATTATATAATGAAAAAAAATGATGAATTTATAAAAATAGTTGATGAAATTATAAATACACTTAATAAATCAGCATATAAATATGCGTATCAAGCAAAACAAAAATATAAAACTAATTTAGATAAATTTTTTAAAGAATATTATAATGATTTATTAAAAAATAAATATATTAGCGATCCATCAGTAAAAATATATACTATATGTTCTCAATTAGGTGATATATTACCAGACCATATAAGAGCATTAACTACAGAAGGTGCGAATTTTTACCCTACACCATTTGTTTGTTTAGATAAATTTACAGATAGAATAGAACAAGCAATTAATATATTTGAAGGAACCGCAGGATTAGGGCATATTTTAAATGGAATTAGAAAAATTAGATCTAAATCAAATAATGATGATAAAGATGATTATATATTAAAAGCAAATGAATATGATAAAATATTTTGTTCTATTTTGTCATTAATGAACCCAGATTGTGATATTATACAAGGTGATTATTTAGAGTTAAAAATTAATCAAATAAAACCATTTGATTTAATGATATTAAACCCTCCATTTACAAAAGGAACAAATAAAAATTTTTATTTTGAGTTTTTATTTAAATCATTAAAATTATCAAATCAAAGAAAAGATAATATAAAAGAATATGGAAATAATATATATTTAAGCGAATTAATATTTATTAGTCCTCCTATATATAATGAAAAAGATAATGATGTATTTTATTCTAATCAAATACAAGAATATATGCCAAAAAAATTATTAAATGAAATGGAAAAAAAATATGGAAGTTTAGATGATGAATGCGCATTTCAACAAGGTGATTTAATCGGGCATTGTAGTGAATTTACGGCTACAAAATTTAAAGCATCAATGTATTTATTAACTATATAAAAATTAATTTTCTACTATAAATATATATAGAAATGAGTTTTTGTAATGATTGTAAATGCGAAGTAAAAAATATGAACCAACATATAAAAAGTATTAAACACTGTAAAAATACAAATCAAGAAGTAAAAGATAAAAAAAAATATATATATGATGATATGAAAAATTATCAAAAAGAATATAATGAATATAGAAAAGAAAGAGGAAAAGAAACTATGATGTGCCCATCTTGTGAAAAACACATTAAAATTTATAATTTCTCACATCATAATAGAACACAAAAGCATATAAATAAATTAAATAATGAACATGAACCATATAATTTTAATAATGTTGAAATTTTGCAAAATTAATTTTTTATGTAATATAATATTATATAAAAATGTCAATCAATTCAATTACATCAAATCCAATCATTCTTACAGAATTAAAAAATGCGATTGGTGGCGGTGGTGGTGGTGGTGGTATTACATCATTAGTAAATGTAGATGGAAATATAGTAGTTGGAGTAGCAGGTAGTGTTGGAAATGTTGATTTAGCACAAAGTATTACTATAGGACAAGATCTAAATGTTAAAGGTCAAATAAAATTAAATGGTTTAACTGGTTCTACTAATCAAGTTTTAACATCTCAAGGTTCGGGGAATCCTATTTGGGCAAATATTACACCTCCTACTCCAACTCCTCCATCTATTATTCAATTTTTTGTAAATCAGCAAACAGCAACAGGTCAAGTAGATCTTCAACAAATAACTTTCCCAGATGTTAATTTTACAGGTTTAACAGTAGGTAAAACTTATTATATTTTATTTTGTGGAACATTTAATAATCGCGGAACAACAACACCAACTACCCCAAATACTTTTATTAGTTATTCAGCATTACAACAAGCCGGAGTAGTCCAATTATCAACAAGTAATACAATGATTTATAATGTAAGTATATTAAATAAAGTTCCATTCTCGTATATTGTTAAATTTACGGCTAGTTCAACTACAGATGAAATAACACCAGTTATTTATATATCAGGAACTCCGCAAGTTAATACAATTTCTACAGATATTAATGATTATTGTAATGCGTTATTATTAGGTGTCGAATAATTTGTAAAAAGCGTATAGGGCTAAGCAATTGATTATATTATAGTTTCTTTGTTTCTTTTTTTATTTTCCGCATTTTTTAATGCTATTTTTCTATCAAATTATCCAAAAGTTAGTATGTCTAGCATTTCAATATATCAGTTTTTAGCGTTATTCACTTTTATTTTTCCATCAAATTTTACCATTTTTTCATTTTCACCAAAAAAGATATAAAAACCGGATTTTTGATTTTCCCATAAAATTTACTCCGCTATTGGCTAA